GAGATAATCCTGATTCTTATTTTGAGGAGAGTGATAGAATGTTGTCCAATGAACAAGAAGAAAAAATAGAAATTTTAAATAGAAGAATTGAATATAATACAGAAACTATCAAAAAATTAATAGAACAAATGGATGGGGAAAATGATGATTTAATTCAAGAGAAGATTGATGAGTTAAATGAACTTTCAGAAGAATATAGTAGTGATATTGAAGATATTGAGGGAGACCCTGAGGGAGATTTTCCTGAAGATATGATAGATGAAAAAGTTCAAGATTTAGTGAGTGATGTTAAGAATGACCCAGAGTCGTTTATGTCAGACTTTGGATTAAGCTGGTCTGACTATGTGGATAAAGATGCGTTTATTCAAGGAGTTATAGACGCTGATGGATATGGACATACCATCAATAGTTACGATGGGAACGCTGACGAAATATATATTAATGATACTTTATTTTATGTAATGAGAATTGATTAATAATTCATTAACTTTATAATTGATTTATGGCTAGAAAGAAAAAAATAGAGTTTAAGCTTAATCCTGAATGGATGTTTAAGGAACCATTGGATTTTGAATATAACAAATATACACTGTTGGATTACTTACAAAAATGTGAGAAAGGTTTTGACAAGATGGAGGTATATCCTGATTTTGTTGAGATATCACTTCATTTGGCAAATCTACAATCAATAGTTAAAGAGAATACATTATTACTTACCAATAAAAAATTTGAATCGTGTGACGATGAAATATTGGTTAAAGAACTTATACCTAAAAAACCAAGGTTGTTATCTAAAGAAGAAGAAGATGAATTAGATAAAACAATCAAGTTTTCTGGTAATAAATTATTTGACGCTTTTAATATGGCGAAAGCTATTTGGAATATAGCTTATGATAACACAGAGATTACTCTTAAGAAAAATAAAAGAGGTTTAGTTTCTGGTTCAGGTTATGTTTTTTATTATGAAAGAGGAACCGAAACATTATACGTTTGGGAATATCAAATTAAAAAAGGTAAAACAGATAAAAGTAATAATAAAACTTATATTAATTTAATATATAACGGTCCCGTTGACGAACTTACGTTAACAAATATTCTTGATACTTTTTCAACATGGAATCAAACTGATTTCTATAAAGAACTCCCAGTCTTTGAGATGAAATGTTCTCAAAAATTACCAATGAATGAAACTATAGTACCTATAATGAAAAGAAAAATTATGGCGTACGTGTTTCAAATAGTTAATTTTGAAAAAATTAATAATAACTTTGACTCTGAAGACTAAGTTTATTATAATTGACTCATGGGTTTTAACAAACGATGGGTCGTACTCAATAGATGTATCGACGCCCTTAAAGAGGGAAAACTAAAACAATACTACGGCAAGAGTGACATGCTTCATTTTGAAGATGACACAAGTGTGCTCATTCATGATTTGTATTGTCAAGGTAAATCGGATGAAGAAATCCTTATAATCATTAACCAATTAAACACGGAGGAAACAACCAATGAAGTGCATTAAATTAATTAGACAATCTAAAGGTAGAGAGTTAGGAGAAATCATGCGTACTAGCGATTCAGACGCAGAATTAAGAGTAAAAGGCGGTAACTGGGGTTACGTACCAAAATCAGAGTGGAAAGACTATAACGGTAAAGTTAAAAAGACCGAACAAGTAACCGAACAAGTAACTGACCAAGAAGGTGGCCAAGTAAGGGCAAGAAGGGGGAAGAGAGCTAATGCGAATTAATTCATTTTTTATGTTGGCAGGTGTGTTATTTATGATATTAATTTCAATTATAATCACATCAAGAATTGATTCATATAATAAACAAATGACTCATGATAAATTAGAATTTATTAAAGATAGTCTTGAGACAGAGTACTATAAAAAACAATTAGAGTCGTACCCATACGACCACAGTAAAATACCGACAAATGACACAATCAAATGAGATGGTAAACCATCCAAATCACTATGGAGGAGAGGATAACACATACGAAGTAATAAAAGTATGTGAGGCTTGGGAATTAGATAAAGACGCTTACTTATTCAACGTAGTTAAGTATGTTGCAAGAGCAGGTAAGAAAGACCAAGCAAAAGAATTAGAAGACCTTAAGAAGGCGTCTTTCTATTTAAACCGTAAAATTAAAAACTTAGAGAAATGATTTATTGGTTAACAGGACAACCTGGTGCAGGTAAAACAACTTTGGGAAATTGGCTCATCGCAGCATTACAAGGAGAAGCTGTATTGGTTGACGGTGATGACATTAGAGAAATCTTTGAGAATAAAGATTATAGTGAACAAGGACGTAGAAAGAACATTGAGTTAGCTCAAAACATTGCACACTTTCTGAATAATAAAAAAATGAACTCTGTTGTTTGTTTAGTGTCACCGTATAAAGACCAAAGAGAAAACTTTAAACAAAAAATGGGAAAAGATATTGTTGAACTTTATATTCACACCAGTGAAATTAGAGGGAGAGAATCATTTCACGTTGAGGGATATGAAAAACCATTAGAAAACTTTATTGATGTTGATACAACCAATAAAAAAGTTTATGATTCTCTTCAAGAAATCAGAGTCAAATTAAAAATATAATGGAAAAGATACACGTAGAAGGAGACCCAAAATTAAAGAATAATCTTGGTAAGCAATTCTCAATGTTTATTGGAAGATGGCAACCGTGGCACGATGGGCACAGATGGTTGATAGACCAAAGACTCGAACAAGGTAAGAATGTATTAATCTGTATCAGAGACATTGAACCAAACGAACAGAACCCATTTACCGCAAAAGAAGTTGAGAATAATATTAATGGAACACTCCTTGATTTAATTCAAGAGGGTAGAGTTAAGGTTATGGTGATACCCGACATTGAATCGGTTAACTTCGGGAGAGGAGTTGGTTATGATATCATAGAACACTTACCTCCACAAGAGGTGAGTGATATCTCAGCCACTAAAATTAGAGAACAATTAAAACAAGAAGGTAAATTATAATGTTAGAAACAAATAAAATCATCCAAGGAAATTGTGTTAAAGTGATGGCGAATCTTCCTGAGTCATGTGTTGACTTGATAGTTACATCACCTCCATACAATGTGGGGATTGATTATGATAGTTATGATGATAAAAAATCAATGGAGGACTATTGGCAGTTTACTAAAGATTGGTTATCTGAGTCGTATAGAATCCTTAAAGATGACGGAAGAATTGCGGTAAACATTCCATACGAAGTAAACGTACAGGATAGAGGTGGGAGAATATTATTTATGTCTGAGTTTTATCAAATTATGAAGAACCTTGGGTTTAAATTTTTTGGATTGGTAGACCTTAATGAACAATCACCACATAGAAGTAAGACTACTGCATGGGGTTCATGGATGAGTCCATCAAGTCCTTATATCTATAATCCAAAAGAATGTGTAATCTTGGCTTATAAGAAAGACCGTATTAAAAAAGTTAAGGGTGAACCACAATGGAAAGGTGAGTTGGTTGATTTGGAGCAAGAAGATGGTACTATCAAACAAAAGATGATGTATCAGGAGGAAGATAAGAAAGACTTTATGAGTTTAGTGTATGGCCAATGGGAATACTTTGCGGATACCAAACAACAAACCAAAGCCACTTTTTCAATGGATATTCCAATGAACGCAATTAAGATTCTTACATATAAAAACGATATTGTTCTTGACCCATTTACAGGTAGTGGTACTAGTTTAGTTGCAGCTGAAGTTAGTGGAAGACGATGGTTAGGAATAGAGTTAAGTGAGAATTATACTAAAGTGGCTAAAGAAAGAGTTCAACACTTTATAGATAAGAATCGACAAATGGAGTTAGGTTTATAATAAAAGGGTCATACGACCCTTTTTTTAGTTATATGGATATTTATAAATAAAAGTATACATGGCTCAATTCGTATTCACAGAAGACCAACTAAAAGTAATTAAAAAAAGTATCATTGCTGAAAAAAAACAGAATGGTAAAAAAGTGATTAATGAGGCTTGGTATAATAATGTTATGGATATTGTTGGTATCATTGACCCAACACCCATAACCGACACAATTAATGCAGTTTCATATTTTATACAAGGAGATACTCTTTTTGGTGTTTTAAGTTTAGTTGCTGCGGTACCATTCTTTGTTGGTGATGTTGTTGCAAAACCTGTTATGGGGGCACTAAAAATTGGTTCAAAAGAAACAAAGGCTTTAGAGTCAGCACTTAAATTGGCACCTACAGATGCAAAGGCTGCTACTGAAATGATGAGTAGATTAGCAAAGGACCCAGGACCTGTTGGTAAATTTTTACAATCTGCTGGCGGGCCTAATGGATGGGCTGACAAAGTTAACAGTTTCATAAAAGAAATTCCTGCAGGGCCATTTAAAGGTATGAAAAATACTATTATGGATTATTTTACTTTATTAGGTAATGCGGGAAGGAAGAGTAAAGGTATTAGTGGTTTAGCAAAATCTTTAGAAGCTGATATGAAGGCAGGAAAAGTAGTAGTTCAAGATATAGAAGTGTTGAAAAACTATATGAAGTCTGAAAAAGTATTTGATGTTGCAAGTTTAAGTAAACCTGGATTTATGAGTCAAACATTCTTTGGAGGAATACCAAGATTATTTAGAAGTCCTGAAGGTAGAAGATTGAAAATAATGATGCAACAAACCAAATGGTGGTTAGGATTTTTGGACTACATTGGTATCGGTAACTGGGTTGGAGCTGAAGAGGTCATTAAGAAATTAGGAAGTTCTGAAGAAATGACAAAAGCTATGGAGCAGTATCAGAAAACTCCTGAGGCTAAAAAATTCTTTGAAGAATCAATTGGTGATTCAGAAACTGCAGACCCAGCAAAAGCGGCGGCAGATACTTTAAAACAAAGTGTATCAAGTGATAATGTTGCTGGTGACCCACTAGCTAAATTCCTTAGAAATTTAGTGATGGGACAATTAAATCCAATTCCTGGAATGTAAATTAAATAATATAAAATGGCAAAGAAAATTATAAGACTAACTGAGGCTGATTTAACAAGATTGGTTAAAAAAGTTATTTCAGAACAAAGTGAGGAAAGAAAGTACACAATTGCAGTTCAGAAATTCTTGAACGATAAAAGAGTTATGAATGCTAAATTGGTAGCTGACGGAAAAACAGGACCAAACTCTGAAACTGAGAAAGCAATACAGAAACTTCAAGGAATGTTAGGAGTATATCCAACAGATGGTGTATGGGGGCCTAATACAGAAAAAGCATTGGAAACAAAAAAACCTGAATGGTATAAAATATGGGACTCATACAAACCAGGTTGGTTTTCTTAACAATGAAAAAATTAATTAAAGAAACAGGATTAAGAAATATCAATGCTTTAAAAGATAGATATCAAAAAGCTGAGATATATTTCCATCAAGACCTTGATGGAGTAACAACAGCAATTGCAATGAAAAAATACCTTGAAGACAATGGTATTGACGTTGTAGGAGCTCATATCATTCAATATGGTGACAAAGAGTTTGCTGTTAAAAAGAACGACGCTCAAGGTGACATAATGCCAGTATTGGTAGACTTTGCTCATGGTAAACCTATGTTCGTTATTCACACAGACCACCACGATAGACAAGTTGGTGTTGAAAAAGGTACTTCCAAACAATTTAGAGGTGCTCGTTCTAATGTTGAAACAATATCTCAAGTGGTGTCACCAAAAGATTTATTTCCCTCAGCTGATATATTATTAATTAATACTGTGGATTCAGCGGATTATGCGAAATATAATATTACACCAACAGAAGTTGTTAATTATATCTATAAAGTAGATAAAGATAGTTCACTTCAAAAGAACAAAATGTTATTAGGTTTAGTTATTAATAAACTACTTTTAGCGTTTAAAAATAAGCCAGGGTTTTTAGAAAGTTTAGTTATGGACTGTGAACCATCATTACTTTCAATTTTAAATAAAATTAAGGATTGGATGAAAAGAACCAATTCTGCAAACCCTGAAGAATTACAACAAAATGCGCAAGATTATGCTGAAAAAATGAAGGGATACCCCACGGTATCTGATAACATTATCTTCCAATATGGTGGGGGTAGTATGTTTAAACCTGGGTCTTACGACAGATATACACCATTCAGAAATAATCCTGATGCAGACTTTCTCATCATGGCGTGGCCGATGGGACTTGTTCAAGCTTCTTGTAATCCATTTAAAAAAGAAAGAGAACTTAAAGGAGTTAATCTCGGTGAGATTGCTCAAGAAGTTATAGGTAAATGGGAGGGTCAATTAAAACAAAGAAGTATTCCATTATCTACAATGAAATGGGTGAGTGAAACAAGTGCAGGTTCTGAAAGCGTTGGATTTACATTCAAAGACTTTGATGCTCTTTACGGTGGTAAATTTATGTTTATGGATGGAGGAGAAAAGATGTTAGGTAGAATTGAGGAAATGATGGAGAAGCCATTCAGTGAATTATCTGAAGAAGAAATCTCATTGATGGACAAAATCGGAATCAATGCTTGGGACCTTATCCAATCCAACTCGGGTGGACACAAATGTATTACTAATATCTCAGGACTTAATTATTTAGGGAGGGGTAAAAGACCACCACAAGGCAAATATAAATATGATTCCGAGAAAGATGATTCACCTTCAGTTAAGTTCACTAAGATGATTGCATCTGAATTCCAAAATGTACTTAAACAAAAAATTGCGGAGTCTAAAGCATCTTCATAGGATTAGTACAGGTCGTACTCTACAGAATCGCCAGGTAAAATATTAAGTTCTTCACAAGAACCACCTTCAATTTCTAAAACTATATTACCGTTGCCACAATAGGATGGGCAATCAAATTCATCATGACATGGAGGACAATTACTATGTATATTAACGATTACGTTATTCTTAATTATTAAAATATCCAATGGAATAATGCAGTTCTTCATCCAAAAACATTGTTTCTTTCCATCCATAAGAAATAACAATCCGTTAAATGATTCATCAAAAGTTTTTCCCATCATACCAATAGATTGAGATTTTTTATCTATTAAAGTTTTGACATTAAAAATATTTTCATTAATTTTGACCTTCATACTTAATAAATACTATGGAAAATAAAAGACACGTCGGTGTGATGGTAAAATGTGGGGATAAAATTCTTCTATGTAAGAGAAACAGCCAAGGTTCAAACCCTGGCATGTGGTCAATCCCTGGTGGTAAAATGGAAGATAATGGAGAAACACCTCAAGAAGGAGCGAAAAGAGAGTTTTTAGAAGAGACTGACGTAAACATTAATGACAAAGAACTTCAGTTCATTGGACTTATTCCAAGACATACTCGTGATGGTAAGAAAGTTAAAGGGTTAATGTATGTGTATTTATTAGAAGTAGAGGAACCAATCATTCCTGATTTGGTTAATGCTATTGACGGTGAAGAACACACTGACTCTGGATACTTTACTTTAGATGAAATTAAACCTGAGACTTCGGGAGATTACTTCCACAGACTCGCAGAAATTATATTAACATGATTGTATTAATTGGATTTGCTTTATTAGTATTTGTCGGGATAGTTGGTACTATCAGTATGAATCGTCAAATTAAAAAAATTGTTGACAAACTTGACTAACTAATAAAAGTTTATTATACTTTGTAAACAATGGATATATTTATATATTCATGTCCGAAAGGACGAACACCCCAAATCGTTTCACGATTAAAAAAGATTTGACGAAATGAGAATTTTTTCCTATCTTTGTGAAACAAATCCCGCAAGTGTGGAGTTTGAGAAAACCCTTGTAGCTTGTGGGATTTTTTATCGAAAGTTCTTTAACATTAAAATATTGATTACACCCGCTGGTACAACCAGCGCATGACGTGGATAGGTGACCGTGGGGAAGTGGGACGTAATCTTTTAAGATATATCGCGAGGTAGAGCAGTGGTAGCTCGGAAGGCTCATAACCTTTAGGTCGGTGGTTCGAATCCATCCTTCGCAACTAAATTTACCATAGTGGTATCTGATACTGACAGCTCTTTAGGAGTGATGGGTGTGAAAGCAGATTGAAACGGGTACAACCCAACCCCATTATGATAAATTTAAAAATAGTTTAACTATTTTTCACAAAGAATTTGATTAATTGAAAAGTTCTTCATATCTTTGTAAAACAATTGGGAGAGGTTGACCGTAGGTTCGTAAAATCGAGGTTCCCTACCCAAAAAAAACTTTCAGGTAAAACTGATTGTTTCTTTGACAAACAGACGAATTAGCCCGTCCTATTTAGAGTAGGGGGTCAACAAGATAGTTAGATGATACTATCAAGGAAGAATGAATTCGTTAAAATCATCAGTCAAAAAAAAGTTTTATAAAAATTTGATTGTTTCCCAAAACATTCTTATCTTTGTAAAACAAATGAAGGAGAGGGGTTGTAAATGTTCCTACTTCGGTGGGTCGTAAAGATTCCTTTCTCCTTCATTAATTTTGAATACGTTCTTTGAATATAAAATATTTTCTTGAAACATGTTGATGATGAGACCCTCGGGTTGATTCTGAGATAAAGATAAAGAAATTGGGCGGTCTATAGTCCATGAAATAAACCATGAAAGTGGTATAAAGTGACTTGTTCTTGATTGGAACAGTTGCGGCTTTGGTAACGGAGCTCGAGTAGACAAACGAGATATTATTTGACCTTGAGTATTGAGGGTAACACTTTAGGGAAAGTGGTCGAATAATCAAGCGATGTGGGTCGTTTGATTGAGGAGGGAACTCCAATAAGAATAACTCGTAGAACTGTTGTGAGAAGTATGGTTATCCAACTATATAATTGCGGAGTTCAATATTAGAGTAGACTTAAAACCGAAAGGTAAGAGTTCGTACAGGTGGTGCTGTTGTTCTCCTTACTCTTCACCTACCAAGGTAGGAGTTATGAAGTA